CACCAAAAGAAAAGTTTTTAGTACGATTAGATCAGAAACCAGATTTAGATGATCGTAGTTTTGCAATTACATTACCTAGATTAGGATTTGAAATATCTGGTCTTGCTTATGATCCTACAAGAAAATTAACAAGAGTTCAAAAATTTAGAAAAGTAAAACCTGGTGAATCAGGTGAAGTTCATAATTTTAATTACGTGCCTGTACCATATAACATAAGTTTAAATCTTTATGCCTTTACAGCAACAGCAGAAAACGGCTTACAAATAGTAGAACAGATATTACCTTTCTTTCAACCTGATTATACTATTACTGTGAATGTATTGCCTGAATTAAATATTAAAAGAGATATACCGATTATATTAAACAGTGTATCATATGAAGATAGTTATTCTGGAGATTTTACGACTCGTAGAGCCGTTATATATACCTTAAACTTTACTGCTAAAACATATTTGTTTGGACCAATGTCTAATCAAGGTGTTATCAAAACAGTACAGTCAGATATTTACACAGATACAAATACAACAACGGCAAAAAGAGAAGAAAGAATTGTGGTCGTACCAGACCCAACAACGGCGGATGCAGATGATGACTTTGGATTTACAACAACCATTACTTCCTTTACAGATAGTAAGAAGTATAACCCTACGACTGATACTGATGTTTAATTATGACAAAAATAGAAGATAAAGTAAACGAGATATTAGGCATATCTCCTGAAAATAAACCTACCCTAGAGTCTTTAGTTAAGATTGACAATCCTTCTGTACCACGTGTAGAAGATAAAACTAAAACTGATATTGAAAATGATTATAAATTTAGTCGTGATAATTATTATGATTTAATACAAAAAGGGCAAGAAGCAATTGAAGGTATACTAGAAATTGCAAAAGAAGGCCAACATCCACGAGCTTACGAAGTTGCAGGCCAATTAATTACAAACGTTGCACAAACGGTAGACAAGTTACAAGACTTACAAAAGAAATTAAAAGAATTAAAAACTGCCACAAAAAGTGCAGACACTAAAATACAAAATGCTTTATTTGTAGGTTCTACTGCTGAATTACAAAAGATGTTGAAAGTTAAAAATGAAAATATTAAAAGCGAAGAAAAATTATCTGAACAAACAGATATTTCAGATAAGTGATTTAACTTATATAACAAGAATGACTCCTTTAAAAGAGTTATTAAATGGTGAAGATATGATTGAACCTATCAAAGTATTAAAACACGATACAAGAAAGAATCCTACTGGCCCATTAGGTGAAGAATTATTTGATTATTCAAAATATAGAAGTGGTGCTGGTGATTCAAACTTTAAAGAAAAACAATACAGTGTATGGGAAGGCAATCAAAGAGTGCAGGCCGCTATACAATTAGGTTACACACATATAGAAGGTATATTAGTCAATGAATGAAGTCTATCTCGGTAATCCGAATCTAAAAAAAGTAAACGTTAAAGTAGAGTTTACAGAAGAACAAATAATAGAGTTTGATAAATGTTCAAAAGACCCATTATATTTTATTCAAAATTATGTGAAGATTGTTTCGTTAGATGAAGGCCTTGTACCTTTTAATATGTACGATTTTCAAAAAGAAATGGTTGGTACTATGCACAACAACCGTTTTACAATATGTAAATTACCAAGACAATCAGGTAAATCAACAACAATCGTATCATATCTATTGCATTATGTAATCTTTAATCCAAATACAAACGTTGCCATACTTGCAAACAAATCATCTACTGCTAGAGATATATTAGGTCGATTACAACTGGCCTATGAAAATATACCAAAGTTTTTACAACAAGGTGTGTTAAACTGGAATAAAGGTAGTATTGAATTAGAAAACGGCAGTAAAGTAGTGGCCGCTGCTACATCTTCAAGTGCAATTCGAGGAGGTTCTTATAACATTATATTCTTAGACGAGTTTGCTTTCGTACCTGCTACTATTGCAGAACAGTTTTTTAGTTCCGTGTTTCCTACAATTTCATCTGGTAAAAGTACCAAAATGATTATTGTTTCTACGCCACACGGAATGAATATGTACTACAAATTATGGACTGATGCTGTCAATAAACAAAACGATTATGCTCCTATTGAAGTACATTGGTCAGAAGTACCAGGCCGTGATGAAAAGTGGAAACAAGAAACAATAAGAAATACAAGTAAGGAACAATTTCAACAAGAGTTTGAGTGTGAATTTTTAGGTTCAATTGATACATTAATTAGTCCTACAAAAATTAAAACTACACCTTATATGAAACCATTACAATCACAAGGTGGTTTAGATATATTTGAAAGACCGAATAAGAATAAAATTTACGTTTGTACTGTTGATGTTGCACGAGGTATTACAAAAGATTATTCGGCCTTTCTTATATTTGATGTAACACAAATGCCTTATCGTGTTGTGGCCAAATATCGTAACAATGAAATTAAACCCTTAGTTTTTCCAAATGTTATTGAACAAACAGTAAAAGGTTATAATCACGCTCATACATTAATTGAAGTCAATGATTTAGGTGGTCAAATATCTGATGCTATGCAATTTGATTTAGAATATGATAATCTACTAATGACTACACAAAGAGGCCGTGCAGGCCAGGTTTTAGGCACTGCCTTTAGTGGCCGTGGCAGTCAGTTAGGTATACGTATGACAAAACAAATTAAAAAAATAGGATGTTCTAATTTAAAAACAATTGTTGAGTCAGATAAACTGGTTATAAATGACTTTAATATAATAGAGGAGATGTCGACTTTTTCACGTCAACACAATTCTTGGAAGGCCGAAGAAGGTTGTAATGACGACCTTATGACTTGTCTTATTATATTTGGCTGGTTGTCAAATCAACCATACTTTAAAGAATTAAGTAATTCTGATGTAAGGTCTAAGTTATATGAAGATCAGGCCAATATCATAGAACAGGATATGGCGCCTTTTGGATTTATAGATGATGGTATAGAAACTGAAGAAACTAAACCTTTTAAAGATGAATATGGAGAAACGTGGCATCCTGTAGTAAGAAAAGGCGAATAAAATGTACAAAATACGCATTTTATAAATAGATACAAGATGAAATTTTGACTATGGCCGTATGAATAATACGAATGTTGGATTATATGAAACAATTAGCTAATTTATAAAAAGGAGAAAACCGAATGGCATTTCAAGTATCACCAGGTGTTCTCGTACAGGAAAGAGACCTAACAAGAATCATTCCAGCAGTATCTACTTCAGTAGGTGCTTTTGCAGGTGTGTTTAGAAAAGGTCCTTTAGATGAAATCGTAACGGTTTCTAGCGAGCAAGAATTAGTAGATACGTTTGGCAAACCAGACTCAGATAATTTTGAGGATTTTTTTAGTGCTGCCAACTTTCTACAATACTCAAACGCATTGAGAGTAGTACGAGCACAAAATTCTTCAATAGCAAACGCAGTTGCTTCAGGCAGCTCATTTGTTATTAAGAACGACACAGATTATACAAATAACTATGCTTCAGGACAAGGATCAGTAGGCGAGTGGGCTGCTAGAACAGCAGGCGCTTTTGGAAACAGTTTACTTGTTTCAATATGTCCTTCAGCAACAGCATACCAAGAAACAGTAAAAACTACTTTGAACGATGCTTCAACATCAGTTGGAGATACAACAGTGGTATTAACATCATCAACAGGATTTAATGTTGGCGATATAGTTAACTTTTCTACAACAGCTGCAACAAGTGATTATGATGATGGACACGAGTATAGAGTAACTGCTAATAATACGGGTACAAATACTATTACTATCGTTAGACATCCTTCAGATACAGGTGGTTTACAAAGAGCACTTACTAACGGATGTAATGTTAGACGTAGATGGAGATTCTACGATCAAGTTTCTGGCGCACCAGGAACTTCACCATACGCTTCAGCAAGAAGTGGAGTAAATGATGAAATTCACGTAATAGTGGTTGACGAAGATGGTGTAATAACAGGAACACAAAACACAGTTTTAGAAGTTTATCAAAAACTTTCTAAAGCTTCAGACGCAAAATCACCTCAAGGAGACTCTAATTATTATCCTACAGTTATATTTAATAAGTCAAAATATGTTTACTGGATGGATCATAATGCAGGAGGTTCAAACTGGGGTAACGCAGCTTCTGGTGTAACATTTACAGCAGTTACAACACCAACAGCAACATCACTTCAAAGTGGTTCTGATGGTTCTGCTATAACTAACGCACAAAAGAAAACAGCATACGAAAAATTCCTAGATTCTGAAACAGTGGATGTAGGTTTAATTATTGCTGGTCCAGGCGACGCTACTCACGTAGATAACGTAATATCAATTGCAGAAGATAGAAAAGACGCAGTTGCTTTCGTATCACCTGAAAGATCAGACATTGTTAACGTAGCAAATGCAAATACACAAACAAGTAACGTAGTTGGCTTCTATAGCACAATACGTTCATCTTCATATGTTGTATTTGACAGTGGTTACAAATATATGTACGATAGATATAATGACGTGTACAGATTTGTGCCGTTAAACGGAGATATTGCTGGTTTATCAGCAAGAACTGATTTAGTTGCAGATAGTTGGTATTCACCAGCTGGCTTTAATAGAGGTATTATTAGAGGTGCAGTTAGATTGGCTTTCAATCCAAATAAAACACAAAGAGATGACCTATACAGAAATAGAGTTAACGCAGTCGTTACTTTTCCTGGACAAGGTACAGTGCTTTTCGGTGATAAAACTGGATTAAGTGCTCCATCTGCTTTTGATAGAATCAATGTACGAAGATTGTTTATAGTTTTAGAAAAAGCAATCTCTACTGCTTCTAAATTCCAATTGTTTGAATTTAATGACGAGTTTACTAGAGCAAACTTTAGAAATATCGTTGAGCCATTCTTACGAGAGGTACAAGGCAGACGTGGTATCACAGACTTTTTAGTAGTGTGTGATGAAACTAACAACACCGGCGAAGTAATTGATAGAAATGAATTTATAGCAGAAATTTTTATTAAACCTGCTAGAAGTATCAACTTTATCACATTACAATTCGTTGCAACTAGAACTGGCGTTTCTTTCGAAGAAGTAGCTGGGTAATTTTAGAATAGGAGAATAAAAAATGGCAAACATTAATGACTTCAAAGCTAAACTTGCTGGCGGAGGCGCTCGTGCCAATCAGTTTAAGGTAGTAATGCCTTTTCCTGGTTACGCTCAAGTTGGTGGCGAAATAGAAGATCTGGCTTTCTTATGTAGAGCTACATCTATTCCTGCTATGACTATTGGTGAGGTTGACGTTAAGTTTAGAGGTCGATCAATCAAAATAGCTGGAGATAGAACATTTGCGGATTGGACCGTTACAGTTTATAACGATACAAACTTCAAAGTGAGAAATGCTTTTGAAAGATGGCAAAATGGTATCAACAATATGACAGATAATGAAGGATTAACAAATCCTGCTGACTATCAAGTGGACGCATTTATTGACCACTTAGACAGAAACGGTAATACTGTTAAATCATATACTTTAAGAGGTGCTTTTCCAAAAGAAGTTGGCGCTATTGATTTAACTTATGACGAACAAACAGCGATTGAACAGTTTG